GCAGCGTCTGGAGCAGATGGTCAAGGACCTAAGCGAAAACGGAGCTATCGACGAAGCAAAGGATTACTCAGGCGGGTTTGCAGAAAGATTCAGTAAGTGACGGGGCTGGTAGACATAGAGAAGTACGACCAACCAGTCGTATCCATCTGCCCGCGCGGCACACTCGGGGAAGTCATTGACATCTCCGGGCTTCCTATCTGTCTGCCAAAGAAACCACCGAAGAAAGAGATTGCAGGCCACGACCTGCCGGACCACTTGCAGATGTGGAACAGGAGCGAGATGCCATCAGAGCTTGCTCGCATCAAATCCATGGACGAGTGGTATGAAATGCCCAAGGAGTTTCGCCAGAGGTTCTCTCCCTTTATCGAGGAGGAGTTCCGTAGAAGGCGCGAGGGCTACTGGTTCTACAACAACGGAGAACCTACATACATCACTGGGCGTCACTACATGATGCTTCAGTGGAGCAAGATAGATATTGGCTATCCTAGTTTCCTAGACTTCCAACGGAAGCTCTTCATCCATCAGGCCGCGTGTGAGGCTGACCCCAGATGCCTTGGTCAACTGTATACCAAGTGTCGTCGCTCAGGGTACACGAACATGTCCGCCTGCGTTCTAGTTGATGAAGCCACACAGGTCAAGGACAAACTTTTGGGTATCCAGTCGAAGACGGGTAAGGACGCGCAGGAGAACGTCTTCATGAAGAAGGTCGTAGCTATCTTCAAGTCCTACCCGTTCTTCTTTAAGCCCATCCAAGACGGTACTACCAACCCGAGAATGGAGTTGGCGTTTAGAGAACCGTCTAAAAGGATTACCAAAAACAACAAGACCTCTGTCAAGGGCGACGCCCTGAACACAATCATTAACTGGAAAAACACCACGAACAATGCGTACGATGGTGAGAAGTTGCATATCTTGTATCTCGATGAGGCAGGCAAGTGGGAGAAACCAACAGACATTAGAGAAGCATGGAGGATACAACGGACTTGCTTGATTGTGGGACGCCGTGTTATCGGGAAGGCGCTTGTGGGCAGCACAGTCAACCCGATGGACAAAGGAGGTCAGGAATACAAAGAGCTTTGGAAAGATTCCGACCCACAAGAACGCAACAAAAACGGCAGGACAACCTCCGGATTGTACAGAATCTTTATTCCGGCTTACGAAGCCTTAGAGGGATTCTTCGACAAGTACGGGAAGCCAATCATCGAGACTCCGGGACAGGAGGTGGAGACGCTGGACGGGGAAACCGTAGAGATAGGCGCAAAGGAGTTTCTAAAAAACGAAAGGGAGGCTCTCAGGCATGATGCCCGGGAGATGAATGAGATTGTTCGTCAGTTCCCCTTCACCACAGACGAAGCGTTCCGAGATAGCGTCGAGGGCTCTCTGTTCAACATCGGAAAGATTTATGAGCAGATTGACCACAACGAGAACATGTACCCAGACCCCGTGGTGCGTGGAAACTTTACATGGAAAGGAGGCGTAAGGGACGGAGAGGTTGTGTTTGTTCCAAGCTCTGAGGGCAGGTGGTTCGTATCATGGATGCCTCCTGCAGACCTCAGGAACCTCAAGGTTTCCGAACGGGGCAAACGCATTGCGCCAAACAAACTCATTGGCTGTGGTGGTGTTGACTCTTACGACATCGACGCCACTACGGACGGGAGGGGCTCTAAGGGAGCGTGTCACATCTACAACAAATTCAACATGCGGGCCCCCTCTAACATGTTCGTTGCAGAGTACTGCTCCCGCCCTCCTATGGCAAAAATCTTCTACGAAGACATCCTGATGGCGGCTGTGTTCTACGGCTACCCGCTCCTCGTGGAAAACAATAAGTACGGCATCGTAAGATACTTTGAATCAAGAGGTTATGATGGCTACTTATTGGATAGACCGCAACACCTGACTACCGCAGGTTCTGTTGCAACCAAAACGAAAGGCATCCCGTCTAACTCACAGGATGTCATCCACACACATGCACAAGCGATTGAAGACTACATACACAACCATGTGGGAATCAATGAGAAAGGAGAAATCGGTAGGATGTATTTTAACCGCACACTTGAGGACTGGATTGGTTACCGTATCGACAACCGCACGAAGTTTGACTTGACCATTAGCGCAGGTCTTGCATTGCTTGCAGCGCAGACTGTTGTGCAAAAGAAAAAGCCAGCTGATTTTACAGGTAAAAAATTCTTCCGCAAGTACACCTACACGCCCGGCGGGGTCTCCAAGCCCGCTAAGTGATTTTGTTTATATTTGCACATTGCCTGTAATACAGTAAGTAATGAAGGGTCACCACAAGCCAAAGTCGTATGCACAGTTCCCGGACCCAATGGCTCCGGCTTCCGTCAAGGCAAGCGAAGACTATGGCATTTCCTATGCTAAATCTATCGAGGCACAGTGGGGTGGTCTGGACGACTTTTCTACAGGCTTCGGTAAGCGCTTGGTAGAGTTCCAGCGCAACCGGGACTACGCCAACGGCACGCAAGATACCGCAGTCTACAAGCAGATTCTGAACAGCATGGACACCCAAGGCGGTGACGGAACGCTGTTGAACCTCGACTGGTCACCTGTACCAATCATCCCTAAGTTTGTTAGGATTGTAGTCAACAAGATTCTCTCTCGCAAGTTCCGCCCAAACGTGGAGGCCATCGACCCGATGTCGAAGGACGAGAAGGAAAAGAAGAAGGTTCTGGCTAAGTTTGCTATTGAAGAAAGAGAGGTCATCGAGGAGGCAAAGTCTCTCGGCCTGAAGACAGCGAGCATCCCCGATGGGTTGCCTGACAACTCAGAGGAGGCTGAAATTTACTTGGCTGATAGTATCAAGACCAGTGCTGAGGTGGCAGCCCAACTCGCCACCAAGCTCACTCTTGACTGGAATGACTTTGATGACAACGTGTTCCGCCGCGCCGTGGAGGACCTCGTGGTCAACGGCATGGCTGTTGTCAAGAGGAGCAACGACCCTAGCTACGGAATCAAGACGGAGTATGTAGACCCAGCGCAGTTCATCCACTCCAGCACGGAAGACCCGAACTTTTCTGACATCGTCTACGCAGGCCACGTCAAGCGTGTGTCGATTCAGGACCTGAAGCGCATGGCGGGTACAGACATCCCTGAGGAGGAGTATCAGAAGATTGCGAAGTCTGTGATGAACAGAAGCTACAACAACGCTTCCCAGTTCAATCAGACGGTGTACGACAGAAGCCGTGGCGCCCATGTCTACGGCTACGATGAATACTTGGTTGACGTCTTGGACTTCGAGTTCCTTGGCGTCGACGATATGATTTACGAGGAGAAGACCTCGCAGTTTGGAAACATTGGTTTCTACTACAAGGGCGAGAGCTACAAGCTGCCTAGCGACTCAGTGTACGACAGAAAGATTCACACCATGCCCAACATGTGCGTGTATGGTGGCTCGTATGTCATCGGTAGCGGGCTTCTCTTCAACTACGGCATGAAGCGGGACATCCCGAAGAACATGCACGACCTCACACGCGCTCGTCTTTCGTACAGCGTTGTGGCAACGAACTTCCGTCGTCAGATGCCCAAGTCTATGGTGTCGTCTGTCATCGGCTTTGCTGACCAGCTTCAGCTGACTCACCTCAAGATTCAACAAGCCATTGCCAAGGCTAAGCCTGATGGTTTGATTGTGGACATCGAGGGTCTGGAGAATGTGTCTCTAGGCAACGGTGGAGAGCTTCAGCCTCTTGACATTCAGGACATCTACGAGCAGACAGGTGTCTTCTACTACAGAAGCAAGAACCCAGAGGGTGGATTCCAGAACCCGCCTGTGCGACCGCTGGACAATACCATTCGGAACATCAACGAGCTTATTGGTTTGTACAACCACTACCTCCGCATGATTCGTGATGTCACGGGCGTCAACGAGGTTCTTGACGGTAGCTCACCAAAGTCAGATGCCCTTGTGGGTGTGCGTCAGCAGCAGCTCGCTGCAGCCAACAACGCCATCAACGACATCACCAATGGCGCCTCTGTTCTGTACAAGAGAGTGTGTGAGGACGTGGTCAAGTGCCTTCAGGTCTTGCCCCCAGAGTCCATCATCTACGAGGCGTACGAAAGAGCCATCGGAAGCACGAGCATGGAAATTCTTTCTTCGTTTGCTTCTCTGCCACTTCACAACTACGGTGTGATTGTTGAGCGAGAGATGTCAGATGAAGCCAAGTTGTTACTCGAACAAAACATCCAACAGTCACTTGCACAAAGAGAGATTGACCTTGAGGATGCTATGGCAATCCGTCGTCTCAAGGATTTGGACCAAGCAGAAAGAGTCCTCATCATCCGACGCAAACGCCGCATCGCCTCGTTGCAGCAGCAACAGCAGCAGCAAATGCAAATGCAAGCACAGGTGAACATGCAGGCCCAGCAGGCCGCAGCACAGCTGCGTATGCAAGAGGTGCAGATGAAGGCGCAGGCTGACCTACAGAAGATTCAGGCTCAGGGTCAGGTCGACATGCAGCTCCTGCAGATGCGTCAACAGGTGGAGGGTCAGATTCAAATGGCAAAGCTCCAGATGACGTCACAGTTTCAGGCAGCAGACAAGCAGTTCCGCATGGACCTCGAGAAGAGCAAGGATGATAGAAAAGACTCACGCGTTGAGAAGCAGGCTGTGGCTCAGTCCAAGCTTATCTCTCAGCGCAAGGGTACACGCCCCGAACTTGAGGACCAAGACAACAGGGACATCATCCAAGAACTGATGAGACGATGAGCAAAGAGGCAATGAGAGAGCGCGTTAAGCGCATGCTAAATAAGCACGGACTCAAAGGCGTCAACAAACCAAAGGCTACACCAAGCCACCCCAAGAAGTCACACATGGTGTTGGCAAAAGAGGGTGACAAAGTTAAGCTCATCCGCTTTGGAGAGAAGGGAGCTGAGACTGCTGGCAAGCCCAAGGCTGGTGAGTCGGATAGAATGAAGAAGAAGCGTGCAAGCTTCAAGGCTAGACACGCCAGAAACATTAAGAAGGGCAAGATGAGCGCTGCCTACTGGGCTGACAAAGTCAAGTGGTAATGTTTCATATATTTGCATCAAAGAATAACTAATGGCAACAGTAACCGCACAACTATCCCTGACGAGCACAGACTTGCTGTCTGAGACGCTGGGAATCAGTGTGTCTATGGAAACCACTGCAGCTAACACTACAGGCTTGGCACGTAGACCCGTGACGGCTACCGCTGTTGGCGCAAGTGCAACTACATTGTACACGGCATCTGATTTTTCAGCCCCTGCGTATCTGTACATCAAGAACACAGACAGCACGGCTTCCGACTACATCTACGTGTACGACGGAACTACCGCAGGCAACCCTGTCATTTTGAAGCTGGCTGGTGGCGACTTCGCTATCATGCCGCTCAATGCAGGCATTGACATTAAAGCGTACGCGACTACCAACCCTACGTTGGTTGAGTTCATGGTTTACGGAACTGACGCCTAACATCTAAGACATGGCATTTCAAAGACACGATGTAAAGAACGGTAGCAGATTCCTCGGCAGGGACGAGGCTACCAACCGGATGCTCACGGGCGGAACTCAAACAATCATCTTGCGTGGTAACACCGCCGGAGAAAAAGATTTCGAGGCTGGCAAAGTCTTGAAGGACGAGACTATCTCTGTTGACTGCGATAATACCAACGGATGGGTGTATGACTCTTCCAACGACTACTACAAAGTAAAGATTGGTACGACCGCGTTCGTCAAGACGGTGAACATGTACGGTGAGGAGGCTACCTTCGCTGCCAACTGTTTCCTCAAGGGCACCAAGGTCGTAGTAAACTCAAACACCTTCCCTGAGTACGCAGGAACCTACACGTTGGTCGAGGCCGCTGTGGCAACCACCAACTGCTTCCTTTACCTTGCAGCGGACTCACCTCGTCACCTCTTTGGTGATGCGGACTTGGGTGCTGAGTTGCCAGACATCACTGCTACAGCAAACGACAACAAAATCAACGTGACCGTTTTGCCATTCTCTCCTGCTTTCTGCGTGGAGATGCTTGGTGTTGACGGTGTTGATGCAGGTACCGATGCGGCTCGCACTACTCCGGCTACGTTTAGAATGAACAACGTGGCGGGTACTAGAGAGCAGCCAATCGACTACCCAGACGGTCAGGTGGTGTACGGTGAGATTACTCACTTCACGCCTCAGGCTGACAACGCGCACTACGCTATCCTTTACTGTCAAGCCGCTCCATCTTTGGAGTTCTCTCCTTACAACAAGCAGAGAAAGATTCTGGCCGCAGGAGCTAAGGGTGCGCCTAACGCACGATAAGTAACACACCCAAAATTTAATTAAATGGCTAAGCACGAATTAGAAGTAGCAGCTGAAGCTCAGGGTATCAAAATCAGTGACTCCCCTGACTTCTTGAACGAACCTCAGGACGCTCCAGCACCCTCGCCGGAGCCACAACCCTCGGAACCACAAGCACGACCTGTAGCGGAAGAAGCTCCCGAGCCTGTGCAGGAAGCTCCTGAGCCTGCTCCCCAACCGGAGCCGGAACCTCAAGAAGTAGTCTTCAGACAAGAATACACGGAGCCACAAGCTCCACCCCAACCTGTGCAGCAGCAGGCAATCGACGAAGATGCCATTGCACTTCAGAAGCTCAGCGAAAGGCTGAACATGAAGTTCGATGACTTTGACGCCGTGGCCCAGCAGTTTAACAGGAAGCCCGACATCGACCCAGCTGTCGCAGCTATCAACGAGTTCGTCACGGAGACGGGTCGTTCTATTGACGACTGGTACAAGTATCAGTCCTTGGACACTTCCGAAATGGATGATGCTAAGGCTGTTCGTATGCAGTTGCAGATGGACCACCCAAAGCTTTCCGCGCAAGAGATTGACACGCTTATGAACAATAAGTACAAGCTCGACGTGGACAGGTACACCGATGAGGAAATCGCAACATCAGCTGTGGAGTTGAAGGTGGCGGCGGATAAGGCTCGTCAGCACATCGAGGAAGTTCGTGAAGCGTTCGCAGCGCCGGACCCGAATCGCACTGCCGAAGATGAGTTTATGAGTCCTATCGACGACCAGTGGGTCGCAAACATGTCCAGAGAGGTTGACAACTTGGACGGCATTTCATTTGATTTGCCTACGGGTAAGACATTTACCTACGGCCTAGCCGACCAGTACAAGTCAACTTTGAAGGAGAAGAATGCGAACCTCGAGTCATTTTTTGATTCCTACGTCTCTGATGACGGCAAGTGGGACTACGACCTCTTGAACTCTCACAGAGCTGTGATGGACAACATCGACGGCATTGTCAACGCTGTGTACCGACAAGGTATGAGCGACGGGCAGCGTCGTGTGGTTCACCAAGCGTCTAACGTTGCACCTGTTACTCCACAACAGCAGCAGGTTGACACAAGCGCAGAAGCTCAGAGAAACAAGATTATCGACCAGCTCGCTGCAGCCATCGGAGGAGACAGGGGGATGACATTCAAGTTTTAACGCTTTCTAAAAAGAACAATTATGAGCAACATCGTTTCTCCTAATGTTCATGGTTCACTCGGCGGTTCTGTCGGAGGTGCCTATTCACAGGTTGGATTGGCAACGCCTGAGAAGTACGCTTCTCTGGGTGATTTCATGAGCACTATTAACGCCCTTGACGTTCGTCCAGAACTCATCAAAACTTACGGTAATCAGGGCATTACCGGATTCTTGCGTATGACCGGAGCCGTCAAGGCTGCTGGCTCTGCCGAAAAAATCACTTACTACGAGGAGGCTCGTCTGCACCAGAAGGTCCGCGCTGCGGTT